AATGTTATCAGGTTTCGCTCAAGCACAAGTTAAACCAGAAGGTTCTGGTGTAGCTTACGACAGTGCTCAAGAAACTTTCACAGCTAGATACACTCACGAGACAATCGCTCTTGGGTTTGCTATCACTGAGGAAGCTATTGAGGACAATTTGTATGACAGACTTGCGTCTAGATATACAAAAGCTTTAGCAAGATCTATGGCTCAAACTAAACAAGTTAAAGCAGCTGCACCATTAAACAATGGTTTACCTGGATTGAGTTTCACTTCAGGCGATGGTGTAACTCTTTTCAACACAGCTCACCCAACTATTGCTGGAACTTTCAGTAATACATTGGCAACTGCTGCGGACTTAAACGAAACTTCATTAGAACAAGCAATGATTGATATCGCTGCTCTTACTGATGAAAGAGGTTTAAAGATCGCTGCGAAAGCTGTGAAGATGATCATTCCATCTGCTCTTCAGTTTACTGCAGACAGATTAATGAACTCTGCACAAAGAGTTGGAACTGCTGATAATGATATCAACGCATTAAGAAACATGGGTTACATCCCAGGTGGATACACAGTTAACCACTATTTAACTGATACAGATGCGTTCTACATCACTACAGACGTACCAAACGGAATGAAGCATATGGAAAGAGCTCCATTAACTACAAAAATGGAAGGCGATTTCGATACTGGAAACGTAAGATACAAAGCTAGAGAAAGATACGTATTTGGCGTATCAGACCCTAGAGGTATTTTTGCATCACCAGGTGCTTAATCAATAATTTTGTGGCGGGACATAGTTCCGCCACAATCAATAAATAGAAAGGAAAAATGCACCCTAAAAACTTCAGAGTCCAAATATTTGCTTATCAACTTCACGCAGATTTTGTGGTAAATAGCATTGATTCTCCATTAGATATCGAAAACGCAATTATTGACAAATTGGGAAAAGGTGATATAAAATGGGAACATCTTGGAGAAATGAATGATCCAAGAGTAAAAAGAATAACCTATGAGGAGGTTATAGATGGACAATCATCTAGCAGATCTTTACACCAAGAAGAAGGGTCTGGATCTAGAATGGGAACAGGATCATCTTAAAGAGGGTAGATATACTCTCAATATGGTTAAGATTGACAGAAAAGTCAGAGAAGTAATTAGCCATATAAAACTTGCAGAAGCTAAAAAAGCACATCTGCAAAATAAGGTAGATAACGCTGCCCCACAAGTTTCTGTAGCTACTTAATAAAAAGCTACATCGTTGAATAAATTCAATTCACACTACAGGCTCTCTTGCGCTCTACTCAAATCTAGTATATAAATTAATCACTATACAATTAATCAGAACGTAGACGAGTATAGTCGACGGCCTAGAGACTGCGTTCGTAAATACTAGGAGGATAATTATGGCAAATACTACATTTCAAGGACCGGTACGATCGGAGAACGGTTTTAAAACAATCGTTAAAAGTGCGTCTACTGGTGCTAACACAAACGAAATGACTTTTTCTCAGTACACTGCAACAGTAACTGTTGCTAATGGTGCTACTACAGGAAAAGAATCAGCAATCGGAATGCCTGACAATTTCATTCCAATGGGTGTTACAATCGCTGTAACAACTGCATCAACAAACGCTGTTAACTTAGTTGACATCGGAACAGATGCAGACACAGATGGTTTCGTAGATGGAATCACAGCTGCTACAAACTCAACTGGTTTCAAAGGATTCTTTCCTTGCAACGGAGTTTTCGGAATGTCTGGCGGAGCTACAACTGCATCAAATGCAACAGCAGATGAGGTAGAAGTAGTTTTAAGTGGTGATCCAGGAGCTGCAGGTGCAACAATAGTTATGAAATTTATTGGTGTATCAAGCTCAGCTGACGCTAGTTAATAAATAATTTGTGGGGCTTCGGCCCCACATAAATTTTTAAGGAGAACCAAATATGAAATCAGATGTAAAAGCGGTAAGAGTTACAGGAACTGGCGCAGTGTTTGCAGGAAGAACAAGATTAAGAGGAATGATCTTAGCTTCTGATGGCGGTGGAGCTGGAACTATAATCTTACAAGACAATACTGATAGTACAACTTTATTCCAAGGAGACTGTCCAACAGGAGATGTTTTTGCATTTAACATTCCAGAAGATGGTGTTCTTTTTCCAGGTGGAATGAAAGTTTCTACTATTACAAACATTGCAGCGGCGACGTTTTTGATAGATAAGTAGGAGGCTAAATGGCTAACACTACTTCGGGTACAACTACTTTTGAAAAAGGATTTTCTATTTCTGATATTGTCGAAGAGGCATATGAGAGATTAGGGATACAAGGTGTATCTGGTTATCAGTTAAAATCTGCAAGAAGATCTTTAAATATTTTATTTCAAGAATGGGCCAATAGAGGTTTACATTATTGGGAAGTTGCGAACAACAGTATTACACTTGTTGCAGATCAAGCAACGTACACAATGTTTAGATCAACAACAGATGGTACTTCAAGCACAACAGCTGTATATGGTGTTGATGATGTATTAGAAGCATCTTACAGGAATTCTAATGTAGATACACCACTTACAAAAATAAGTAGATCTCAGTATCAAGCACTATCAAATAAGACTTCTACAGGAACGCCTTCACAATATTTTGTTCAAAGATTCATAGATAAAATTACTATAACTTTATATCTAACACCTGGATCAAATGAAGCAGGTAAATTTATAAATTATTATTATGTAAAAAGAATTCAAGATGCAGGAGATTATACTAACGATGCAGACGTACCATATAGATTTGTACCATGTATGACTGCAGGTTTAGCTTATTATCTTGCAATTAAAAATGCACCAGACAGAGTTCAAATGCTAAAGATGTTATATGAAGATGAACTACAAAGAGCTTTACAAGAAGATGGTTCATCATCAAGTACTTATATCAGCCCTAAAGTTTACTATCCGGAGTCTTAATGTCTAATCTTTCTTCAGGTAAATATGCAAAATTTATTTCTGATAGATCGGGACTAGAGTTTCCGTATTCTGAAATGGCTATAGAATGGAATGGTGCAAGAGTCCATATATCTGAATTTGAACCTAAACATCCACAGCTAGAACCAAAACCACATGGTGCGGATCCACAAGGATTATTAAATGCAAGACCTGCAAGAACAGAGCCTGCTGTTGCAAGAGTTTTAACTTTAAATCCGTTATCTACTACAAACGGATCTCAAACTATTACAGTATTTGAGGAGAATCATGGTAGATCTACAAGTGATACAGTCAGGTTCAGAGAAGGTGAAGAAGGAGCCGGCATAACTGCTGCAGATATAAATAACGCTTCAGGATTTACAATCACCGTTACAAATGCTAATAATTATACTTTTACAGCTTCAGGCACTGCTAATGAAACTGCAAAAATAGGAGGAGGAAGTATCTCGGCTGGTCCGGTTACACTATCACCATAATGGCATACACACTTACAAATTTACAGGACGATATTAGAAACTATACAGAAGTAGATAGCTCTGTTTTGTCAACAGCTGTACTAAATACAATAATTAAAAATGCTGAAAATAGAATTTATAGAGAAGTAGACTCTGACGATAACAGATTCTATGCCACATCAAACTTACAGTCTGGAAACAGGTACGTTACAATTCCATCAGATCTTAGAGCGATTAGATATGTTCAATTGAAAGATGGATCTAATAACCAAGTGTTTTTAGAAAAAAGAGACACTAGTTTTATGACAGAGTACTACAATACTCCAGGAACAGCTAGCGGATTACCTAAGTATTATGCCAATTGGGATGCTAATTTTTGGGTAGTTGCACCTACACCAAACAGCACATTTGAAATTACTTTGGCATATATTAAACAACCAGATTCTATAACTTCTGGAACACCAAGCACTGCAGGGACTTATGTCTCTAATAAATATCAAGATTTACTTTTGTACGGATGTCTGGTAGAAGCATATGGATACTTGAAAGGTCCACCGGATCTGTTACAATACTATGAACAGTCATATCAAAGGGCTGCAAAATCGTACTCTATCGAACAAGAAGGTAGAAGACGTAGAGATGAATGGCAAGATGGCGCTATTCGTGCTCAGATTAAATCGCCATCACCATAAGGAGAAAATATAAATGGCTAATGTAGTACCTGACTCTTTTAAAACAGACCTGTTAAAAGGAACGTTTAATTTTGATTCCTCTGGTGGATCAACTTTTAAACTGGCTCTTTACACTAACATATCTGGCTTAACAACAGCAACAACTGCTTTCACTGCAACTAACGAAGTAGGAACATCTGGAACAAACTATACTTCAGGTGGAAATACTTTAACTAACAACGGTGTAGCGATTGCAAGTAATATTGGTTACGTTGACTTTGCAGATTTAACTTTTTCATCTGTAACTTTGTCTGCTGTAGGAGCACTGATTTATAAGAGTAGTAGCGGTAACGAAGCTGTATTAGTTCTAGATTTTGGCGGAACAAAAACTGCAACAAACGGAGATTTCGTTGTTCAGTTTCCAACTGCTAACTCTTCTAGCGCTATTATTAGACTTGGCGACGCGTAATAAAATTTGGAGTAGTAATGGCTTTAATAGTTAACGATAGAGTTAAGGAAACAAGTACAACTACTGGAACAGGAACTTTGAATCTTGCAGGAGCTGAGCAAGGTTACGAAACTTTTGTTGCAGGAATTGGAACTACGAATACAACTTACTATGCAATTGAAAATAATTCTGCAGGTGAGTTTGAGGTAGGTATTGGTACAGTTACTGATGCTTCACCCGATACTTTATCAAGAGACACAGTTATCTCGTCTTCTAATAGTGATAGCAAAGTAGATTTTTCAGCAGGTACTAAAAATGTATTTTGTACACTACCAGCATCGAGATCAATGTCTCCGTCTATGACAGCCACAGGTTATGTTGTAACACATGCAACAACACTTGATGAAACTCAAACAGTTGCTTCAGGAGTATTAGCAGGACCAGTTACGATAACTGGAACACAAACAATAACAGGAACGGTAGTAGTAATTTAATGAGTAAGATAGAAGTAAATGCAATCGAACCACAATGCGGAACTACCTTAACTTTAGGTGCTTCTGGTGATACGGTAACTTTAGCAAGTGGTGCTAGTCAAACAGGTTTTGGAAGAACAGGAACTGTTGATTGGCAGACAGGATCAATAAAAACATCAACTTTTACTGCAGCTAATGGTGAAGGTTATTTTGCTGATACATCAAGTGGTACTTTTGTAATGAATTTACCAGCGGGTTCTGCTGGAAATATTGTTTCTGTTGTTGACTACACAAGAACTTTTCAAACAAATGCTTTAACAATTACACCAAATGGTTCACAAAAAATTGGTGGTGTTGCACAAAATGCATCTTTAACTACAGAGGGTCAATCAGTAACTTTTGTTTATGTAGATGACACTGAAGGTTGGGTTAATGTTCAAGATTCAACAAGTGCTGTAATAGGGGTTGCTCCATTTATAACTGCTACAGGTGGAACTATAGCTACTTGTGGTGATTTTAAAACTCACACATTTACAGGTCCAGGAACTTTTTGCGTAAGTGCAGGAGGTTCTCCACTTGGATCTGATGTATTAGAATATATAGTCGTTGGAGGTGGCGGCGGAGGTGGTGGCTGTGCAGGAAATTTAAAAGGTGGTGCAGGTGGAGGTGGATTTAGATTTGCCTCACCTACTTTAGCACCTGCAACATATCCAGGAAAACCTTTAGCTGCACCTGCAGGATTAACAGCTTCAATTGGAGCAATTCCAGTTACAGTTGGTGCAGGAGGAGCAGGTAATCCAGGAGGTGGTTCAAGTGGTGGTAATGCAGGAAGTAATACAACTTTTTCAACAATAATATCAGCTGGTGGTGGAACTTCAGGTGGAGATGGTGGTTCAGGTGGTGGCGGTAATGGAGGTTCATTAAATAGTCCTGGAGGATCAGGCAATACTCCTCCAGTAAGTCCTCCTCAAGGAAATAATGGTGGAACAAGTGCAACATCAAGTCCAGATCACGCTAGTGGTGGTGGAGGCGGCGCTATTGCAGTAGGCACTAATGGTAGAACACCATCTAGTCCCGGATCAGGTAATGGTGGCGATGGAGCAGGAATACCTACAGCTTTTGGTAGTAATGGTGTTCCTTGTGGTTCATTTAGATACTATGCTGGTGGTGGCGGTGGTGGAGCACATCCTGGAGTTAGTACTCCTGCCGGTAGCGGTGGTAAAGGTGGTGGTGGAGCTGGAGCAGGTGGAGCAGCAACTGCAGGAACTGCAAATAGCGGTGGTGGAGGTGGAGCTGGTGGTAATTGTGGACCTTCTCCAGGAGGTACAGGTGGTTCAGGTATAGTAATAATAAGGTATAAATTTCAATAATTATGACAAGTAAAATAAAAGTAGATAACATAGCAGACCAAAATGATAATAACATTATCAACGAAAGTGGTGATGTAATTACAGTTGGTGCAGCTGGTGATACAGTTGCAGTTGCAGGAAACATTGTAAAATCAAATGCGTATCAAGCATCTGATGGTGGAAATATTGTAAGTCAATCAGGAACTACAGTTACACTTGGAGCAAGTGGTGATACGGTGACGTTAGCTAGTGGAGCAAGTCAATCAGGTTTTGGTAGAACAGGAACTGTAGATTGGCAAACAGGAGATATTAAAACAGGAAATTTTACGGCAGCAAATGGTAAAGGTTATTTTGTAAATACAACAGGTGGAGCTATAACAGCCACACTACCTTCATCACCAAGTGCTGGAAATATTGTGGCTATTGCAGATTATGCAGGAACTGCAGCGACTAATAATATTACCATAGGTAGAGGTGGATCAAACATTGAAGGTGTTGCTATTGATGGAATAATCTCTGCAAACAGAGACACTATAACTTTAGTTTATGTAGATGGCACTCAAGGTTGGTTAGCAGTTAATGATAACGAATCATCTTTCTTATCACCTGAATATGTAACAGCAACAGGTGGAACAATTACTACTTCTGGAAATTTTAAAATTCATACTTTTACAGGCCCAGGAACTTTTACAGTTTCTTGTGCAGGTAATACAGTAGGTTCAAATTCAGTAGATTATTTAGTCGTAGCTGGCGGTGGCGGTGGCGGTGGATCTAATTTTCCAGGTGGTGGAGCCGGTGGAGGTGGAGCTGGTGGTTATAGAGAATCTGGAGGGACAGCTTCTGGATGTTATACTGTATCTCCATTAGGTTCATCTCCAAGTTCAGTTGCAGCGATTACAGTTACAGCACAAGGTTATCCAATAACTGTAGGTGGTGGTGGACCAGGAGCACCTAGTAGTGTAGGTAATGCAGGTAATGGAAACAATTCAGTATTTTCAACAATAACAAGCACAGCAGGTGGATTTGGAGGTTCTCCAAGTTCTCCAACAATCCCAGGACAACCAGGAGGATCAGGTGGTGGTGGACCTTGGCAAAGTAGACCAAGTAATGTTGGAACAGGTAATACACCTCCAGTTAGTCCGCCTCAAGGAAATCCTGGAGCATCGGGTTCAGGAAATCCTGGTTATGCAGGAGGCGGAGGCGGAGGAGCACTTGCAGCTGGTACTGCTGCCCCACAACCAGGTGGAAAATGTGGTGGAGCAGGTGGTGGTGGAGCAACATCAAGTATTAACGCAACACCTACAGCACGAGCCGGTGGTGGTGGTGGAGGTGCAGGTGAACCTGCTGGAACTGGTGGAACTGCATCAGGAGGTGGTGGACCTGGAGGAAATGGAGACAATGGAGCTGGAAATAATGCAACTGCAAACCTTGGTGGTGGCGGTGGTGCCGGAGCAGGAGGTGGAGCATCAGGTGGTGGAAATGGTGGTTCAGGTGTGGTAATAATAAGATATCAGTTTCAAGGTAGTTAATTATGAGTGAAGTAAAAGTAAATAAAATTAGTCCAAGAACAAATTGTGGTACAGTCCAATTAGGAGATAGTGGTGACACTATTACAATTCCTTCTGGGGCAACAATTACAAATAATGGAACGCAAACAGGTTTTGGTCGTACAGGTACAGTAGACTGGCAGACATCAAGTATCAAGACATCAACTTTTACTGCAACTAATGGTGAAGGTTATTTTGTAAACACATCAGGTGGAGCTGTAACAGTTAATTTACCTGCAGGATCTGCAGGTGCGATTGTTTCTATAAAAGATTATGCACAATCATTTGATGACAATACTTGCACAGTAGCTGCAAATGGTTCTGAAAAAATAGATGGTTTGGAAAATGATTTATTACTAACTACAGAGGGTGTAGCAGTTACTCTTGTTTATGCAGATGCTACTAAAGGTTGGCAATCAGTAAATAGCAATGACGTAATTAATCAAGAATTATATGTAACAGCAACAGGCGGTACAATAACAACTTCAGGAAATTGCAAAATTCATACTTTTACAGGACCTGGTACTTTTACAGTTACACAAGTTGCAAGTTGTGCGACAAACAATATAGTTTCACACGTAATAGTAGGTGGTGGTGGCGGTGGTGGTGCCGACAGAGGCGGTGGTGGCGGAGCTGGTGGTTATAGAGAAGTAAAAAATCCAGTAACTCCATTTACAGCTAGTCCTTTAGATGGATATGCTTGTGCACCGAACAGAGTAACAGTCACAGCACAAGGTTATCCAATTGCAATTGGAGGTGGTGGAGCAGGTGGAACTCAACCTGCACCAAGTTCTCCTTCAGGAGTAAATGGTAGTAATTCTTCTTTTGGAGGAATTGTGGGAGCTGGTGGTGGCGGTGGAAAAAATTCAAACACAGGTGTTGCTTTAGCAGGTGGATCAGGTGGTGGTGGTTCAGGATCAGGAGCTGGAGCAGGAGGAGCTGGTAATTCACCTCCCGTTACTCCATCTCAAGGTAATCCTGGTGGAACATCGGCAGATGGAGCTTTCTCAACAGGAGCTGGCGGAGGAGGAGCTGGAGCAGCGGGCGGAAATGCTTCCTCACCTTCTGGGGTTTCACCTCCGGGTGCAGTTGGTGTAACAACTACTATTCCAGGTTCGCCTTTAGCGGTAGCTGGAGGTGGTGGTTCAACAGGAACAGGTGGTCCTGCTGGTAACAAAACTGGAGGAGGTGGTGGAGCATCATCAGGATCTACTGCTTTTGGTGCTGGTGCTGGCGGAACAAGTGGTACAAATCCTGGAACAGCAAATACTGGTGGTGGTGGAGGTGCTTCTTGCAATGGTGCGGCTGGCGCTGGTGGATCAGGTATAGTTGTGATAAGATATAAATTTCAATAGTTGAATGGTAATTAAAATTAATATATAAGGAGAAGCATTATGGCACATTTCGCAAAACTAGGAGCTAACAGTAAAGTTATTCAAGTGTTAACGCTTGATAACAAAGATATGTTAAATGCTGATGGTGTTGAAGATGAATCAGTAGGTCAACAATATTTAGAAACACATAATAATTGGCCTGCACAAATGTGGATTCAAACTTCATATAACACAGTAGGTAATACACATAGATTGGATGGTACACCTTTCAGAGGAAACTATGCAGGTGTAGGTTATGAATGGGACGAAGATAACAATATTTTTTGGCCTAAAAAACCATACGCATCTTGGGTAAAAAATACTACAACTGCTAATTGGGAATCACCGCTTGGTGCAATTCCTGAATTAACTGAAGAGCAAGAAAATCAAAATACAGCAGGGACTCATTCTTGGGGTTATTCTTGGGATGAATCTGCATATCAATCTGATAATACAACAGGTTGGGTCTTGACGGATTCTATGGCATAATATATATTTGGTGGTGGTATGAGAAAGAAAGTATATTTCCTTACAGGATTTCCTAGATCAGGTAATACATTATTAGCAAAAATTCTAAATCAAAATAAAGATATTGGAGCTACAGGACACTCAAGTCTTCCCGATGTTTTATTTAATTTAGATTTAATAAAATTAAAAAATACCTATAATAATTTCAAAAGTGATAAAGATTATAATAATATAATAACAAATATATTTAATAACTATTATCAAGATTGGCCACAAAAATATATAATTGATAGAGGTGAATGGGCCACTCCTGCAAACTATGCTCTTCTTCTACAATACTTCACACAAGACATTAAGATTATATTTTTGTTAAGAAACCCTGTAGATGTAATTAAATCTTATATTAAACTTTGTAACGATTATCCTAATTTTTATATAAACCGTCAGTACAATGAATTAGATATAACTTCTTTACATAGAACTGAATTAGAAGAAAAAATAGAATTAATAACTAAAAAAGGAGATTTAGTTGATTGGTCTTTTATGGCTTATAATTTTATAAAAGATAAAAAAAATGTTCATTTTGTAAAATATGAAGATCTTGTAGAGGACCCTAAAAAAACATTAAATGGTATATATGGTTTTTTAAACATACCTGAATTTAAACATAACTTTGATATTAAAGATCAGTTTTTCATAAATGGTATTAAATATGATGACAGTGTAATGGGTGCACCAATGCATACATTGCACACAGGTAAATTAAAAAACTTTGGTTATCCTGATATAAAATTACCTGAATATATACTTGAAAAATATAAAGGAGTGTTATATGACTACTAGTGGTATGCAAAAGAAAGTATTAACAGAGCAAGCATTATATTATGGTGATGTGGCAATGCCTAAAGATTGGGACATTGACCGAGATAAATTATCAGGCGACATTTTACAATCAGTAATTAAAAACAAAAATTTTCCATTCTCACGAACTTGGGACATGTTAAATACATATATGCGAGATCACGTTGGTCTTGAGTATGGTATCAATCTAATTAACAAAGATACGTGGGGCAATATCTATAAACCTGCAGAAACTACAATTCCATTATTAAATATTGATCCAGTAGATCTTCGAAACTCACCAGACTTTACATTATTATATGGTGTAAAAGTTAAAGATTGTATGGTCAGAATACACTATGAAGATAACAGACGAAAAGGTAGGTCTTGGGATATACCACTTAAAAATAATATGTTTATTATGTTTCCATCAACTAATATGTATTACCTAACTAACAATCAAAAAGACTCATTAAACTTTGTGCAAACAATAACTTATGAATATATCTAATTACTATTGGTATTTTAGTGGTGTATTAACACCTAGATTTTGTGATGACGTTATAGCTTATGCTAACAAACAAAAAGAAGTTATGGCTGTGACAGGTGGTTATGGTGATAGAAAATTAAACAAACAAGAAGTATTAGATTTAAAACGAAAAAGAAATTCTGATTTAGTATGGTTGAATGATACTTGGATATACAAAGAATTACATCCATACGTACATAAAGCAAATGAAATGGCTGGTTGGAATTTTGATTGGGAAAGAAGTGAGTCTTGTCAGTTTACAAAATATAAACACAACCAATATTATGATTGGCACTGTGATAGTTGGGATAAACCATATGACAGGAAAGATCCAAACAATCCAGAACACGGAAGAATTCGAAAACTATCTATGACTTGTCAGTTAACGGATGGTTCAGAATATAAAGGTGGTGAATTAGAATTTGATTTTAGAAATTACGATCCACATATGCGAGATGAATCGAAACACAGAATACAATGTAAAGAAATATTACCAAAAGGATCTATTATTGTATTTCCTAGTTTTGTGTGGCATAGAGTTAAACCAGTAACATCAGGCACAAGATACAGTCTTGTTGTCTGGCATTTAGGAAAGCCGTTTAGATAATGTATATAAATAACTATTTTAACACGACCATTTGGTCGGAACAAAAACCAGAATTTGTAAAGTCTTTGAATAAGGCAAGTAACAAATATATTAAAGAAGCAAGAAACAGAAACAAAGACCATATTAAGAAACACGGTGACTTTGGGTTATCACATCATTCAACACCATTGACAACGGACAATGACTTTTTAGATTTTAGAAATTACATTGGTCAAAAGTCTTGGGAGTATTTAGATCACCAAGGTTATGATATGTCACAATACACAACTATGTTTAGTGAGTTATGGGTACAAGAGTTTGCTAAAAAAGGTGGTGGTCATCACTCTGCACACATACATTGGAATCAACATGTATCGGGTTTTTATTTTTTAAAGTGTAGTGATAAAACATCATATCCAATATTTCATGAACCAATTC